CAACCAAGGCGGGATCGAGTGCATCGAGGCTATCAAGGCGGCGACAGGAAGCGGGTTTGTGAAGTACTGCACTGGGAACGTAATTAAGTATCTTTGGAGGTATGACCTCAAAGGCGGCGTTGAGGACTTGAAAAAAGCGGCGTGGTATTTGGATCGAGCGATCAAGGAGATGGAGGTGAGCGGTGAGTAGTGAACATGGGGATAAGCCAAAAATAACATTTTGCAGCGTTGATTCGATGGTCAGTGATCTTTTCCAAGACGGCTCAGGATCATTGATCGAAGCAAGCGAGGCGTTCGATATTCGCAAGATACAGAACGTGGAAATGAAAGTTGAGTTTGCGTGGGAGCAGCCTAAAGCATTCGGAATAGGAACGCCTGTTACTATCGACGGCGTTTTGTGTCACGTTGTTTCAGTCGGAAATGACGGATCAGTAACGCTTGTGAAAGCAACAGAAGGGGAGGTGGCCAGTGAGTAAGAACATAGTTATAGGCATCGATCCGGGGCCAAAAGAGCATGCGTTTGTTTGGTGGGACTGCGACGAACAGCGGGTTATACAACTTGACACGTTTTCGAGTTTCATTCGTTTTACTGAGTGGGAAAAGCGTGAAATGCTCGCAAAGGTCAAGACCGTCGCTTGCGAGTGGATTGAGTCCTACGGCATGGCGGTCGGGCAGGAGGTGTTTCGCACTGTCGCCGGTATCGGATGGCTAGCGGGCACGATTGGCACCGAGGTTAGGCTAGTGCCAAGGAAGTCGGTGAAGATGCACTTGTGTCAGTCGATGCGTGCAAAAGACGCGAACATCCGCCAAGCGTTGATTGACCGCTTTGGAGTGGTTGGCACAAAGAAAGCACCGGGGCCGTTGTTTGGCGTCAGTAGCCACTACTGGGCGGCTCTTGCCGTTGCGGTTTACGCGGCGGAGACTCCGGCGAAGGATGGAGAGTTTTGGATCGAGGATTTGCGAAAGCGGAGCATCATCTAAGCAAAGTTTGCAATCGCCTTGACACTTGCTACAATGCAGGGAACCAAGGGAGGGTAACATGCAAGACTTGCTAAAGTCGAAACGGTTTTGGGCAGCGGCTGCGGTCGTCGCTGTTGTCGTGCTAAAGGATCGAGTACCATTGACGGAAGATCAAATCCATCAGCTTGTGCTAGCTGTTGGAGCGTGGATTGTCGGCGATTCGATCCGACCTTTGCCTAAGCCTGACGAGGTGGCAAAGTGAGTTTATTTAAGCGATGCGAAACGGCATGGCGTCCAGACGACGCAATTAAGATTTACAACGAGACTGGCGGAGATCGTCAAGCGTTTCGTAGGGCGTATCGCCAGCATGCCAAGACTGCTTACGGACTCGATCCGGTGACGATCATTATGCTGGTTCAGATGGCTATCAGGTTGTATTTTTGGGCGAAGGAAAACGGATTTCTTAGTGCGATCCCGCAAGCCCAATACGGCAATGCACCATCAGCGGCTCAACTCTACGCAGAAGCAGAGATTGAGGCGGAAGCGAGCGACGATGAGTAAGCCGGAAGCGAGTTGGCTACCGTGGATCATCGCAGCGGGTGCAATCTACTTTGCATTCCAGAAACCTGCTAACGTCGATCCCAAGCCGAAGGATATCAAAGGTGTTGTAGCATCGACTTTGCCCAACATTCGAGCGGCATACCGAGCGGCATTTCTTGAAGCGGCTAGTAAGATCGAAAAGCGGGAGATTGTCAATCAGGAGCAGTGGACGCAATTCATTGCGGCGAATGCGGGAGCGAAGCAACGCGAAGCCCTCGACCGCGTATACAACGCAATCGACGAGATGAAACTACCGGCTAGCTTTGAGGGCAAAGAGTTAGAGATTGCGAAAATCAATCGGGAAATAGCGGGGGCGTGGTGATGGAATTTTGCACCGGCTACGATCCAACGCTAGAACGACGCGACGAACTGCAAAGCAATTCGGTCTCGATGCCGTTTGCGCTAAAAGACTTTTCAGCCCCTGAGGAAATCGACCCTCGAAGGCTTTTGAGGCACGATAGGCAAGGAAATATGGGGTCTTGCCAAGGTTTTTCGCTTACCAATTGCGGCGAATATCTGTTAGCTTTGGGGCACGGAGCGGTAAGCGAATCGCGGCAGTTCTCGCAGTTGTTCGCCTACCTTGAGTCTCAGCGAATCGACGGCTTGCTAGGACGCGATCAAGGCTCGACGATTAGCGGCGGCTTGCGAGTGGCGAAGGAGATCGGCTATCTACTCGAATCAGCCTTGCCGTATCGCACGCCATACCCAAACAACGCCAGGAGCATGATCACCGATCAGATGCGGCTTGAGGCGGCACCCTATCGCATCCGTTCGCATACGTGGCTAGAGAGTTACGATGACATCTACAAGTACCTTGCGAGTGGTAGCGGTGCGGTGCATACCGGGACTACGTGGAACGACTCGTTTTACGCTTCCAGCGGCGTTTTAGAGTCGATCAGTCTTCGAGGTGGCGGCGGACATGCTACGGCTTGGCTCGGCTACTCCAGACGCAAAGACAGTAAGGGACGCAACTACATTTGGCGTCTCAATAGCCATAACGACTCTTGGACAGAAATTGCCCCATCGGTAATCGATGCACTCTGCAAGCACCAATACACGTCGATAGTCGGCATTAGTGACTTGAGCCTACCGGGGCCGCGTAGCGTATCGTGGTTACAGTCGAGGCCGCTAGGATGAACAAGCAAGGAGGTTTGATTGTGGTGCTACTGTTTTTTGCGTTGTTGTTTTGGGCACAGTCACCGCCAGCGAGCGATCCTACGCAGTGCGACATTGCACCGACTTCAAGTGAGTTGATAGGCGAACTTGAGCAAGCCGCAAATACTTTGATTGAGCCAGAGGTTGCAATTGATCCAACTCCCTCACCAAGCGACAAACCCAAGGTAGCGAAGCGTGAGATAGTGATCTTCTCGGCGGATTGGTGCGAGCCTTGCCAACGATGGAAGCGATGCGAGCAAAGCAAGTTTGCTGATGCCGGTTATACTTTCGCCTATGGCAATCCCGATGACGTTAAGCGGGTGCCTCACTTCATCGTTACGGATGGCGATAAGACGGTTGAGATTAGCGGCTACATGACCTTAGAACGACTTGCAGCGGAGTTGGCAAAATGACACAGGAAAGCCTCATTTACATCATTGGCTCAGGCATCGTCGGCGTGCAATCTACAGCGATAGCCGTCCTGTTTCGATTCTTTGTCGATGAGAAGAAAACAACGCGGGCAGACTTGCAGGAATGCCGAAGCGACCGCGAAAGGCTTTGGGCTAAAATTGAAACGCTCCAAACGGAAATCGGCAAACTTTTGAGGGGTGCATAATGCGAGTAAGCGACCTGATTGAGCAGATCGACGATTGGCAAACAAAGACAATCGATGAGATATGGGCGGAGTTGAACGCCAATACAAAGCAGTTTGTAAGCGATCAGTGGTGGAGTTTGCTTGGCATCGCTCAAGTAATCGGGGAGGCAAATGTATCGCCATTCATCGACTATCTAAAGTCGATCAATCTTGAATGGGTTGCAACGCAAGCAGCGGGAAGAGGGATTCCGATTGGTGACGTGACCATAAATACGATTTTGCGAAACCTTGGAAGCACCGACGCATGGCTAATTGCTGAGGCCGGTCGTCGAATGGTAAGCCTACTTCAGTTTTACGACCTCGCTCCAGATAAAGACCTTGTTGCAACCGTCTTGAGCGGTATGCAACTTGGAGCGATCAAGCGTGAGAAAAAGGTAATTGCATCGAGTCGCTACAATGCGTATTGTGCCGCGATGGAAGCATGGGACGGAAGCCCTGATACGGAGCCTACCCTGTGACAATAGCTCTCCAAGGTAGCGACACAGCGAATTTGACGACGATAGCAATGCCATCGCACGCAGCAGGCGATCTATTGCTGTTTTTTGCATACCGCGACAATTCCGCGACGGTGCCAACAATTCCTAGCGGATGGATAACGCGAGTTAGTTTGTCACAGTCGCTAGGGTCACTAGTTATTGCTTATAAGCACGCACAGAGTAACGCAGAGACTAGCGGCACTTGGACAAACGCAACGCAGATATTTGCGTCAGTTTGGCGAGGCGATCCGAATACGCTCATCTTCCCGAACTACATCTCAACCAACAACGCGAACAGCACGACGATCAACTACACGGCACAAACAGCCAACACGTTTCAGACGGGCGCGAGCGATCAAGCGTTGGTCGGCTGGGTTGCGAAT